CGGCAAGGTTTCGCTATGGGACCACAAAACGACCGTTCGGATCGAGACAAAACACGCGACCGCCTACAGCATGTCGGGCCAGATCGTCGGGCATCGGTGGCTGGCCGGGATGGTCTACGGGGAGAAGTTCGGCGGGTACACCTTGAACATGATCCAGACGACGAGCGCGCGGTTTGAGCGCCCGCCGCTCCTCCCTGCGCCCGCGTTGGTCCGCGCGTTCCCGGCGACCGTGATCGAGCGCGAGCGCCGGATCGCGGATCTCGCCGCGCTCGCACCTGACAGCTACCCGCTTGCCGTGTCGGAGCTTATCTGCGTCCACCGCTACGGCACCTGCGAGGCTGCGGAGCGGTGCCGGTGGGGCGCGTGAATATCGCGCCGTTGCGTCTTGACACCCTGACAGATGGCAGGCTACAGGTTCGGCGTGGAGAGTGCCCGTGAGTGAGCCCAAAGCCCCCGCGTTTGGCTGCGTCTATGCCCGCCCCAAGGCCGGGAAGACGACCGATTGCGGGTTTTCGTTCCCGACGGCGCTCTTTCTCGCGACGCCGGGCGCGTTGAAGCCGCTCGCCTCGACGTGCGGCTACGACCCCGAGGCGCGGGGACAGGTCCGGTACATCGAACGGCTCTCCGAAGCCGTGAAGCTCATGCCCGAAGCCAAGAAAGCCGGCTATGACGCCGTGGTTGCCGATGATTTCTCGTTCCTTGTCGAACGCGAATGGGCGGCCCTGGAGAAGAAGTTTACCGGGTTCATGCTGTTCGGGAAGCTGCGCGAGGAGGTGGAAGCCTTCCGCGACGCCGCGCGCTACTCCGGTCTGCATGTGATCGCGAACTGCTGGGAGAAGCCCCCAGGCATCAAAAACGGGATCAGTGTGCGCGGCGGTCCCCAGCTTCACGGCGATCTGCCCGAGAAGTTCCCCGCGCTCTGCGATCTCGTGCTGCGTGGCGGGACCGACGCCGCGCGGCCCGGCCCGCACAAGGGGGTCTATCTGTGCTCGCCCAATGACGACGCCTACGTCATGGGCGACCGCCACGGCGTCGCGCCGTTGATCGGCCCGATGAACCTTGGGGAGATCCTGCGCCTCGCCGGCTACCCGATCCGCCGCCTCCCCGAAGCCGCGTGGCAGGAGGGGATGGTCGAGGCTATCGCGTCCGTGATCAAGGAAGATCCGACGAAGCAACGCGACGTGCTGAGCCGCGCAATCGACCGCCTGACGGCGGCGAACGTCTCCGGCCACCTGATCGCGTGGACCCTCCGCGACGCGCTGGATCGCGTCGCGCTGCGCCGGATGCACGAAGCCCGGTGGTCCGCCGCCGGCATCCTCACCAGCTTTACCGGGGCATAGGCCCCCGCCACGAGGGGCGGCGCGTGCCCCTGGTTCACCCACCCCCGATCGGAGTCCTCCATGTTCCAGTTCACCGAAAATTTCACCAACGTGCGTCCGAGCGGCTCCTACGTCGCCATCCCGGAGCGGCCGATCAAAGCCAAGATCAGCGAAGTCAAGGCGCACCCCCACGCGTCCGAGCCCGGCGCCTTCGTGGCCGAGTTTTTCTTCACGGTAACCGAGGCCGGCTACGAGGGCGCCGCGCGCCGGATGCGCCTCCGCGTCGTGGACGGGTCCGAGAAGGGGCAGAAGGTCAAGGCGCTGTGGCGCGCGGCGCTGGAGTCGGTCGGCTACACCGCCGCCCAGCTTGACACGGGCACCGCCGTCACCATCGGCGCCGCCAACTTCACCGGGAAGGACTGCTATCTTTTCCACACGCCCCGTCAGGAAGGCGTCGCCAACAGCTACGACGACGTGAACTTCATCACGCCGCTCGCCTACACCGACCGCTGCCGCGCGCTCGTGGCCGGCGTCGCCGCGTCCGCGAACCACGCCGCCGTGACCGCCACCGTGACCGGCCCCGCTACGACGGTCGCCGCGCCGGTCGCCGCGCCGCTCGGCGCGCCGGTCGCCGCCATCCCGCAGCCCCAGGCGCTCTCGTCGGCCGACCTGACCAACCTCCTGCGGTAGACGGCCGGGAACGCCCCCTGTAGGCGTGACAGCCCGGAGAGACGGGCTCGCTCGCGTTTTCCGTGGGGTTCACCGATGCCTGATACGCTCCTTCTCGCCGGGGATTGCCTCGTGCGTATGCGCGCTCTCCCCGCCGAGAGCATCGACGCCGTGGTCTGTGATCCGCCCTATGAACTTGGGTTCATGGGAAAGTCGTGGGATTCAGCGGGCATCGCGTTTGACCCGGCAACGTGGCGCGAAGCCTTGCGCGTGCTGAAGCCGGGCGGCTACCTGCTCGCGTTCGGCGGCACGCGGACGTACCATCGGATCGCCGTCGCCATCGAGGACGCGGGCTTTGAGATTCGGGATTCGCTGATCTGGAACTACGGTTCTGGCTTCCCGAAAAGTCTGAACGTGGGAAACGGACGCGGAACGGCGCTGAAGCCGGCGTTTGAGCCCGTGGTCGTCGCCCGCAAACCGTTGATCGGCACGGTCGCGGCGAACGTGCTGGCGCACGGCACGGGCGCGCTGAACATCGACGCCTGCCGGGTCCAGGGCGGGGGCGCGGTTCACGCCGTCCAGAGCGACCCCGGCAAGCGCACGGGAACGGTCGGGACGGATCTCGGTTTCACCCAGCAGGATGTAGACACGTTCCGGGCAGCACAGGCCGCGAGCATCGAGCGCACGAACACGCTGGGACGCTGGCCCGCCAACGTCATTTTCACGCACGCGCCGGAGTGCGGCGAGACGTGCGCGCCGGGGTGCCCCGTGGCCGCGCTCGACGCGCAGAGCGGGGTGGGCAAAAGTACCGTTTCGGCGCGGGGCGGATCGTCACCTAATCCGATGTCTTGGGGCACCGCCCGCGCTGATGGGGAAAAGCTCGCGGGTCATGCCGACGCCGGGGGTGCGTCCCGGTTCTTCACCGTCACCGAGTACGGCGAGGACGACGATCTACTCGGCGTGCCCTTCCTGTACGTCCCCAAGGCGAGCCGGAGCGAGCGCGAGGCTGGATGTGGCGAGCTACCCGCCCGGAGCGGGGCGGCGGCGGTAGACCGCGCGGAAGGATCTGCCGGGCTCACGCCGCGCGCGGGGGCGGGTCGATCCGCGACGGAGGTACGCAACCACCATCCGACCGTAAAGCCCGTGGCGGTCATGCGCTGGCTGATTCGGCTCGTCACGCCGCCGGGGGGCGTTGTCCTCGATCCGTTCCTGGGGAGCGGGACGACGGGGATCGCCGCCGTGCGCGAGGGCTTCAGCTTCATCGGGATCGAGCGCGAGGCCGCCTACCTCGACATCGCCCGCGCGCGCATCGGCCACGCGAAGGCGACGCCGTGATCGACTACGACGCGCAGGCGTGCGGCGCCCGGTGCGACGTCTGCATCCTCCGCACGCTGCGCGTGGGCGGCCCCGTGCCGCCGGAGACGCACGCGCGCGCGACGATCGCCGTGGTGGGCGACGTGCCGGGCGATCAGGAGATCACCAAGGGGCGCCCCTTCATCGGCCCGTCGGGCGTCGAGCTAACCGACGCGCTCCGCGCGGCGGGCGTTCAACGCGCGGAGGCGCATTGGACGACGGCGCTCCTGTGCCGGCCCCCCGACAACGACTTCGCGAAGGTGCTCACGGCGCTCCGCGTCGAGAACAAGAAGCGCGCGGCGGCAGGGCAGACGCCGTTGCCGCACCCCGTCGAGGCGTGCCGCCCGCGTCTCCTCCGCGAGCTTCAGGGGCGCCCGGACATCCTTGTCGTGGGGAGCCACGCGCTCCGCGCCGTGACGGGCAGCACGGCGGCGATTCTCACCGTGCGCGGGGGCATGATCGACGGCTGGATGGCGGACCCCCAGGGCACCGGGGACCGCTTCTACAGCGCGACCGGCCCCTATGCGGCGGTCGGCCCGACGCCCGACGCGCAGCGGCTCCGGGTACTTCCGACGCTTAGCCCCGGCTTCGTGGTCCGCGCGCGGCGCTGGACCCGCGTGTTCCGCGAGGACATCCGGCGCGCGGTGCGCTGGTGGCGCGGGGCCTCCGCGTGGGTGCCGCCGCTCGTGATCCATCGGCCTTCCCCCGACGAACTACGCGCGTTCCTGGCGAGCCTCGACGTGGGCGCCTACGACGTGGAGACGGACGGGATCGAGCCGCTGACCGCGCGGCTTCGGTGTCTCGCCATCGGGTCGGCGGATCGCGTGATCGTGGTCCCGCTCCTCGGCATCGACGGGCAAACGCGCTTCTACCCGACGCACGAGGAAGAGCAGATCCGAGACGTGCTACGCGGATACTTCGTGGACCCGTCCAAGATCAAGGTCGGCCACAACGCGGGCAGCTACGACCGGATCGTGGTCGAGCAACACCTACGCGTCACCCCGGCGCCCGTGGTCGATACGATCCTGCTGCACCGGCTTGTTGACGGCGAGCTACCGCACGGGCTCGGATTCGTCGCGAGCCTGTACGCGGACCTCGCGCCCGCGTGGAAGGCCGACCGTACCGCGCTCACGGCGGAAACTGACCACGAGCTTCACGTTTATTGCGCCTACGACGTGGCACAAACCGCGCGCATCCTGCCGCCGCTCGCGGAGAACGTGAAACTCCGCGAGCAAGGCGCGTGTTTCGCGGTGGACCGGCGGATTCAGGGTGTGTGCGCTGAAATGCACCGCGTCGGCATGTACGTCGATCAGACCGTGCGCGCGAAGCTGGAGATCACGACGCGCGCGGACGCGGCGCGCTGGTGGCGGGCGTCGATGGACGCCGTAGGAGAGCGGGCGTTCAACCCGGCGAGCTTCAATCAGGTCCGCGATCTCCTCTACGAAAAGTGGCGCCTCCCCGTGCCGGATGCGGCGAACGGGAAGCCCAAGATCACGAAATCGGGCGCCCCTTCGACCGACGACGAGGCGATCCGCGCGCTCCTCGTCCACCCCGCCGTATCGGCGCGACAACGCGTGTTCCTCGATGCCCTCCGGCGCTATCGCGCGTCGATGAAGGAGCTTGGAACCTACATTGTCAAGCTACGCCCGAACACCGAGGACGCCGAGGAAGGGTTCGACGCCGACGACGCGAGCGACGCCCTCCGCGAATCCTTCGGGGACACCGAGGGCGCCGACGACTACGAGGTGATCGCGTGGAACGCCGAGCAACGCCGGAAGTCCCGCGAGAAGAAGCGCGGGATCGTGGACCCGCGCACCGGACGTATGCACCCGTCCTACTCCGCGCACGTCGCCGTCACGGGGCGCCTCGCGTCGAGCGGGCCGAACGCGCAAAACTTCCCGAGCCTCCTGCGTAAAATGGTGACGTGCGCGCCGGGGCATCGGCTCGTGGGCGCGGACGCCGATCAGATCGAACTGCGGATCGCGGCGGCGCGGTGGGGGGTCGGCGCGTACCTCCGCGCGCTGGAACTCGGCGCCGACCCGCACGCGACGACGGCGCGGATCATTTTCGGCGCGAAGTTCATGGGCGCCCCCGGCTGGCCCGGCGGACAACGCACGGTAGACGGCTATTTCGTGCCGAACGGCGAAGGGAAGTGGGGCGGGCTCGCGAAAAACATGCGCGACCTCGCCAAGCGCGTGCAGTACGCCGGGCAGTATTGGGCGCAGGTAGACACCATTTGGCGCGTGATCACGTCGTCGGAGGACAACGCGGGCGTGCTGATTTACCGCGATTTGTCGAAGGCCGAGGTTCGGACGATGTACGACGCGTGGCTGGACGGCGCGCGCGAGTTTCCGGCCGGTTGGGAGCGCGAAATGAGCGACTACCGCCGTGACGGCTACATCCGTGAGCCGATCCTTGGGCGCCGCCGCGACTTCCTTGACGGCGAGAACAAAAACGAGATCGTCAACTTCCCGATCCAGGCGGCGGGCGCCTCGATCATGGCGCGGGCTACGCTCGCCCTGGTCGATCAGGTCGGGTGCGAGTACGCGGGGCCGGGCACCGGGTTGATCAACCAATGCCACGACGCGCTCGTGCTGGAGGTGCCCGAGTACGACGCGCCCCGCGTCGCGCGCATCCTCACCGACGCCATGAACCAGACGTTCGACGCGCTTCCCGGTGTCCGGTTCACGGGCACGGCAAACATCGCAGGAAACTGGAAAGACGCATGACCTACCGGGTTTTTCTCGCGCATCCGAAAGCCCTTGGCGACACGGAGATCGACGCGCTCCGCGACCAAACCCACGCGCACCTGAGCGCGGTCCTGACGGATCGCACCGTGATCGTGACGCCGGGCCGCGACGAGCACGCGGCGACGTTCCGCCGCGCGGGCACCTGGGACGCGTGGGCGCGAGACGTCGCGCGCGGGGTCGAGTACGGGACGGGCGAAGCGCGCTACCACGCGTTCGTGGTCGCGCCGAGTGCCGACATCGGGCGCGCGACCGAGGGGATCATCCGGCACGCGCTCGCCGCCGGGAAGCCCGTGTTGCTCCTCGCCGCGCGCGGCTTCACGCAGGTTCGCGCCCTGGAGACGCCCGCGCACGGCGGCGACTACTACGTCTCGGCGGTGTGCGTCAGTTGACAGCGCCCGCGCGTGCCGTTAGGGCGCGTCGATGGAGCCCACCCAGCGGAGCCGCGTGCCGCGTTACGCGCCGAACCCCGACATCGCGCGGCTACGCGCGGCGGGTTGGACGCTCGCGCAGATCGCGGGCACGCTCCCCGCCTCGCTCCGCGAAGTCTATCGGTGGGCGGCGGGCGACGCGCGCCCGCTCGCCGTGTACGCCGAGCGGCTGGCGACGATCGAGGGACCGCCGCCCGTCGCAGGTTGATCGTTGCGGGTTGACCGTTGCGGGTTGACACCCTGACAAGTGACGCATAAGGGACGCACGCGCACGTCCGCGCGAATCAGGAGTCCTTCATGCGCCCTACCGTGGCGACCGTCGAAAGCACGATCAAGGGCGGTGTCGCCCTTGATCTCCACCCGCGTACCCTCATCGTCGGCCCGAACGGCGC